TGATGTCTGCTAGGTTTTCTTCTGTTCCGATAATAGCTAAATTATTTTCCATATATTAAACTCCTTAAAACGAATCAGTTGACTATACTACATAACGTCCTTGGTGTCAAGCCAATTATTTCCTATCTTAGCTTCAAGCACCATTGGTACATTTATAGTAACATCATAGTAGTCTTTTATGATGTCAATTAGGTTGTCATTTACATCTTTTATGATGCGAATAACTTGCTCTTCTTCTGCAGGGTGTACGTCAATAACAACGGAGTCATGCACCGTATTGACAAGACAAGACTGCATACTCTCTAACTTCTTGTCTATCTCCAGAAATACTATGGGAACAATATCCCCAGTAGCAAATCCCTGCACTGGATAATTCTTTATCATGGTAAAGTGTGTGGGTGAACCACTGGCTCTACGCTCTACATCTGGAAAAGCGTACTGTCGTCCTGATGGTATCATGATGTAGCCATCGTTCAATGCTTGATCTCCTAAACGCTTGTGCCACTTTGCTATACCTCTATATTTGTCCATGAAGTGTGTGTAATATTCTGCCTCAGCTTTTGTCCTACCAAAGCCAGTAGCACCGTACAGAGGAGCAAAGGTGTGTGCTTTAGCTTCTTGTCGTGTCGTTGGCTGTCCTGCATCAGATATAATCTTAGCAGTGTAGGAGTGAACATCAAAGCCAGTGCTGACCTCCTCCATCGCAACTTTGTCTTGTGACAAAAATGCTGCAACCCTAAACTCTAACTGTGCAAAGTCTGCTTCAAGTATCTTACCCTTCAGTCCAAACTGATGGTAGTTCCAACGTGATACAAACACTTTCTTAACTGGAAACGTACCGCCCCTTGGCATGTTTTGCATGTTAGGGTTGCGCCCACTGAAACGTCCAGTGGCTGTGACATGCTGAGTGAGAGACACATGTAGCTTACCATCTGGCTTTGTATACGCTTCAATACCCTCAACAAAAGAGGATAGATAACTGGACACAGCACTTTGTCTCTTGAGATCGGTAAGAAAGTTCTCTGCATCTGTCATACCCTTTGACTTGGATATGTTTATCAGTGTATCCAGATTGCCTTTGCTTGTGGAGAAACCATTAGCACTCACCCAATCCTTGGACAAGGGGAAGAACCCAAGACCTGCCATCTGATTTGACTTGGCAAGCTTGTACCCTCTGGTGTCACATTCGGGACAACGATTTGGCTTGAGAAACGGTGTCCCATCCTTCTTGGTCTTGAAAACTTTACCCTTACCGTTACACGCTTCACATATACTTGCTTTAGTTTTCACCATTAAGCTACTGTTTTCTTTGACTGTTTTGCGAAAATCATCTTTGTCTATAACATTTTCAAAAGCCAATGCCCACTCTTTTTTGTTCTTGACAATCCTAGAAAAGATAACCTGACTGACTTGCTCTGGTGAGTTGAGGTTGATAGGTGTGTCTCCCATCAGTCGCTTCACATGCCCTTGCAACCGTCCTTCTATATCGTTCAACTCTTGAACAAAGTCTTTCTTCACTTGAGCTAGAGCATCTTTGTCTATGGCAATGCCCTTCATATACATTTTAGTCAGAGCTTTGCATACTTTGTTTGTTATATCACATACTGTAACCAGTGATTTGGACTCATCCTTATCATATTCTTCCTGTAACTTCCAATATAACTGCTGTGTAACCGCTAAATCCTGCCGTAGATACTCCGATAACTCGTCAAGAGGTATCTCGTCCGTTTGAAAACCTCTTCTAAAGTAATCTTTGAGTGTATCTGACTTCTTTATGTCAAGACCATACCTCTCAGCACAGTTTTCTAGACTAACAGAGCCTTTTTGACCTCTCTGTAGTATGTATGCACCTAACATTGTATCATATATTGCACCATCATACCTAAAACCGCACTCCCAGAGCCATTGTAGATCATACTGAAGGTTATGTCCTATCAATAATGTTGTGTTGTCAAGAACTTTTTGTAGTCTTTTGTCTGCATCATCGTCTGTTATCACTCTTTCTTTGTGGTCAAACACGAAAACAGTTGACTCCTCTTCTAGCCAGTCTTGGACACCCACGAGCGTCAGAGAATTGTCAGGCTCGAAAGGGTCAAGATGTAACTTACCATCTCGTTTAGTCGTTGTGTTCTCTACGTCTAGTATAATCTTCATGCAGTATATCTACCTCTCTCTACATCTAACTCAACATGGATCTTTCCATGCCATCCGTTTATCTTGTTCTTAGCCACGATAATGTGTCGCTGTGTATCATTATCTTCCTGCCCCTCAATAGTCGGGTTCTTACTGAGTAACAACATCAAATCCGCTTCTGCCGCCTTACCAGTCTTACTGCCCTCAAGCATAGATTGATCTACATTGACCTTACCTTCTGCCTCAGCAGATAGCTGAGACATCCAGATTATAGCACAGTCATACTCCTTTGCAATGTTTCTCGCGTGAATTGCCGCCTCTTTCAGGTATAAGTCCATTCTCTCTCCAGTTTTGTTGGCGAACTTGTCGCCCATATCTAGCACAACAATGTCGGGTCTTTCTACTTTGACCATACTCTCCACCCAATCCATCTTCTTGCCAGTGACATCCTTGATCTTTATGCTGTGCCTGATCTTATTGTATCTCTCCATTGCCAAAGCGTGATTAGCTCTACCGCTACCTATCTCTGCCAACGACAACTCTGCTCTATTGCAAAGGTAACGAGATGCAACTCTATAGTACGGCTCTTCATTACACAAGACTCGACACTTAGCACCTTGATCTATAAAACCACCTCTTGATGCGATGATACTAGCGTGAAAGCTTGTCTTACCAGTGTTGGGTCTTGCACCCACTATGATAAGCTGACCACCGCTTATGCCCTGTAGTCTTCTGGCGAGAGAGGGTATATTGAACTTCCACTTTGACTTTTGATTAGCTTGCTCCAATATGCTGTCAAAACTAATATCGTCCCACTCTATCTTGAAGTTGGGTAGAAAGTTGTCTTGATGATCGCTGATGATCTTGCGTAGTGGCTCTAATGTAGAACCCTCACCATTAACATAATCAAACCCTATGTTGGCTACCTTCTCACCCACATGCTGTTGAAACAGCTTAGAGAGTACGTCCTTAGCTATCTCCTTGTCCATAGCTTGCTCTCTTTCTAACTTAGAAAACAACTCTTTGAACATCTGCTTAGATGATGTAGTGAGAGTGCTGTTGTGAGCAAAGAACAAACCCTCTAACTCACGCACAGTGATACTGTCCTTACCATAATTCTGCATGGCAAAGTCCACTGTCTTCTTTATCTTACGTATATCTTTACTAAACAATTCATCGGGGCAACGTGTACCCTTATGATCTCCATAGAAGTCTTTATCTAGCAGACTTCTTATTAGTGCTAACTCCACCATTCACCTTCTCCTCTGTAAGTGTCTTTACCAAACTCAAGAACTTATCAAAGTCCTTGCTATCTAAGTTCTCTATACGAAACCACTCGTTATTTCTCTCTCTACTCATGCCCTCTGCTAGAGTATGCGCTATCTTCTCTCCTATACCTCTATTAGACACGCTAATCTTTGATACTATACTGTAATCTCTATGAGGACTGCTTGTCTGGTATCCATTACATCTATCCTCTGCGTCCACCGCTTTACCTATCTTGTACCAACTTTTCCAAGCAGGATTGCTAATAATATACACCTCTCCTTTAACACATTTCACATAATTAATCAAGGAAGAAAAAGCAGCATCACTAAATGTTTTGAATCTTCCGGGTTTGTATAAGGGATGTTTTCTGGATACATACTTACCATTAACATACATTTGTAACTTATTGTGTTTCTCACTGGTTGCTCTTTGATTAATGCAAGCACACTTCTTACACCTATAGTGACGATCACGTTCAGACGCTTCGTACCAATTTTTAGTAACGTCTAACTCTACTCCACAATCCATGCAATGTTTAGCCATTCAAAACCTCCTCTAGTTTTTTAAAATCTTCTATGTTTTTGTATTTTAAGTCGTCTATTAGTTTTAACACCCTAACGTCTGAAACATAGTTAGATAAATCTTTTGCGTGTTCTAGCGACTTCTTAGATGCGTCAGGGTCAAGAGCGACTACGACCCTATCAAAATTAGAAAGAGTATATAGATGTTCCTGCTGTAGTGCTGTGCCTAGCAAACCAAACCCTATAACTGGAAAGTGACTGCCCACAGTTATAGCTGATATAACGTCCTCTACCACCACTGCCACATTTCTATCCACACCATCTCCTCTATACGCATAATAAGACATATTGTTACCATACTTGTACCACTTAGGAAAAGAATCAGCATTTAACGATCTACCTATGGCATCAATAATCTTACCTTTACGCACGATAGGGAATACGACCCTATCGTTTTTAACATCATGAAATAGTTGTATATTAAACAAGTCCCATTTCATAATAAACTCGTCACAATCCGTTAAATCATGAGAGAAATATTCAGGAACTGCAAACTCCGATATCTCTCTCACCGCAGATTGTCCATTCATTTTCTTTCTAATGCTCTCCACAGTTCTACCTACCTTTCTTCTGCCCTTAACCGTGCAACTATTCCTAAAGCAGTTGTATAAAATAACGTCCTCCACCCTAGTCGCTGTAAACTTTTTCTTACCTTTGCAGACTGGACAGTCCATTGTTAAGGTTCTGCCCTCCTCTAAGTTTAGTTCCTCAAGAAATTTCATCTTTGTATGTGTCCCTCCTAGCTAATGCGTTATTAGCTGACCTAAATGTATGCTTGATGTAGGGGCGCATTGATTGTGGTGAGTTGTGTCCAGACACCGACATAATCTGTGTGGTATCTACACCAGCCTCAACCATCTCTGTAATAGCTGTCCTACGCATATCCATAGCGGTCAGTTCTTTGGGTAAATTAGCTTGTGCTTTGACCTCGTTGACCAAGATAGATATATCAAACTCGTTGTATGGCTTGTGATGTCCATCAATAGGTCTTACATTGGGTGCAACGTAGTCTTGAAACCCAAAATCATCGTGCTGTGTCCTTAACATAGACAAAAGCTTAGGGTTAATGGGTATATGTACCTCTGCCCTACGTTTAGACTGCACCAAATCAAGCCTTGCACCATCTAAATCGACACTTTTCCACTCTAAAAGGCGCATATCACCGACTCTCTGAGCAAATTCGTAAGCCATATGCACAATAAGACCTATACTGCGCCACTTGTACTCGCCATATGCCGTGTCAAGGAATAATTTTACTTGATCTCTTGACCACATTACTCTTCTAACGTCTTGCTTTGCCTTTTTCACCCTTCTCATAGGGTTGCTTGCCAGAAGTTCTAGCTCCTCTGCCATGTTAAACACCACAGAGAGTATAGTAGCGATATTGTTTGCCATTCTTTTACCTCTCAGCAACCAATCTTGATAGATAACCTTACAATCTGATACTGATACCTTTGAGATGCGTACACTCTCAAGCGTCTTAGAAACGCTCACAGAGGTCTTTAACGCTTTTGTAAGGGTATACTCGTAATCCTTCTGTGAACGCGGTCTGAGAGCCAAAAATTGAGGGCTGTGTAGGTAATACTGCACCATATCCCCAACTGTTTTTATTTGTTTAATATTAGAGTACATCTACTAAGAACCATCCCATAATAATTACAGCCATTAAATCTACAGTAAATAGTTTCATAAAAATCTCCTAAAGTAAAGTTTTAAATAATAAGTCAATCAAATAACACACTGTTACAAGAATAATAAATAAGCGTAACTCTTTACTCATCTTTCCCACCTATAGAATATATGTCTGTCAATCCTAGTGGTTCGGGTCTTGGTCTTTGCCCATGCTGGACGCACATAGGTTGCGTGATAATGAGTCGCACCCTCTGTAAAGTCAACTGTTATTTGACCACCTAATACCACCACCGCATACTTCAATGCTTTTGACCACGATTTGCTGTCGTATTTTGGCTCGTCTTTTTTACCATCGCAATACCAAGAGAACTGACATTTGTGCAGTACTGGTTTATCTGTACCTTTATATGTCACCGCTTGCTTGACCACCTCACATACTGTATCGGGGAAACGACTGTCCTCTACTCTGTTCATTACTACTTGACCAACTGCGATCTGCCCAAGCATAGACTGGTTGTTTGCTTCATGGTAGATATTGAAAGCCATGCACATCAATGCTGTTTCAAGTATCATTCTTCCAACTCCCTCTCTATTTCATATGGTATAGATTTTATCTTATCTACTTCTGAGTCATCTACCATATCATCAAATAAATCATCAATGAACTCTTCTTCCATCTTAACCCTCCACTATCGACACTATATCAAAGTGAGCGTATACGAGCATACCACCCACAATAAAAATTACTATTACCGCCACCAAGAGGTCTTGAAAAAAATCTCTTGCCTTTTTCTTGTCTTTTGTCAAAGAACTTTTTATCCTCTTTTTCATTACATTATCCTCATAAAAAGATTAGCGCATCCATTTAATAACAGAGTCACACCTACTAACATAACCATAGTTAATATTAAAGCCTGACCCTCTGTAGGATTTTTATCATCGTTGTCATTCTTCTTCATGGCAAAAGTTCCTCATAAACTTGCAGTTATTGAATCGCTTACACACTCTCTCGTGTTTGGCGGTTTCCCAACATTCTGCTTTTGGAAAATACTTGTTGGTAAATCTTT